TCCATATTTAGAATCAGTACAACAAAGACAAGGATTATTTGCCTTTAGAGTACAAATGGATGAAACTAATAATACAGCTACAGAAATTGATAGAAATCAATTAGTAGGAGCAATATATTTACAACCTACTAAAACAGCAGAATTTATAGTCTTAGACTTTAATGTATTACCTACGGGAGCTACATTTGATGGTAGTGGAGGTTCTGCAGGAGGTGGCGGAGGCTACTAAAAAAAATAAAAAGCTTATATTTATAACAAAATAAAAATAAATTAAAAAAAGATGGCAATATTAGATACTAACGAAACTATGTTCCAAGCATTTGAACCTAAATTACAAAATAGGTTTATAATGTATATTGATGGAATTCCTTCATACCTTATTAAGAGTATACAACGTCCAAGTATTACATTTGGAGAAGTAGTTCTTGATCATATTAATGTAAAAAGAAAAATTAAAGGTAAGGCAAATTGGGAAAATATTACATGTGATTTATATGATCCAGTAACACCATCAGGTGCACAAGCAGTAATGGAATGGGTAAGATTAGGACATGAATCAGTAACAGGTAGAGATGGTTATTCTGATTTTTATAAAAAAGATATTAGAATAAATACATTAGGACCTGTAGGTGATATTGTTGAAGAATGGATCTTAAAAGGTGCTTATTGTCAAAGTGCAAACTTTGGTGATATGGATTGGACATCAGATACACCAGCTAATATATCAATGACTATAGTAATGGATTATGCTATCTTGAATTACTAAAATTTTATTTATATAAAAAAAAAAGCGCTATTTTTTAGCGCTTTCTTTGTTTTACATATATGTATATCCGAACTAGTTTTAAATAAAATAACGTTATGGAACAAAAACAACAATTTCCAACTGAAGAAGTTACATTACCCTCAAAAGGTTTACTTTATTCAGAAGGATCTCCACTAAAAAAAGGAGTCATTGAAATGAAATACATGACTGCCCGTGAAGAAGACATACTAACTAACCAAAACTTAATACAAAATGGAACAGTAATAGATAAATTATTACAATCCCTTATAGTTACACCTATTAATTATGATGAATTATTATTAGGAGATAAAAATGCAATATTAATTGCTGCTCGTATTTTAGGTTATGGTAAAGATTATGAATTTGAACATAAAGGAGAATCACAAAAAGTAGATTTAACTACAATAGAAGATAAACCACTTAATAAATCTTTAATTACTGAAGGTCAAAATAAATTTTCTTTTACCTTACCAACATCTAAAGTAGAAATTACATTTAAGCTTTTAACTCATGGGGATGAAAAAAATATAGATCGAGAAATAAAAGGTTTAAAAAAAGTAAATAAAAATTCTTCTTCAAATATATCTACTAGAATGAAATATATTATTACTTCTATAAATGGTGATTATGAAAAATCAACTGTTAGAGATTTTGTAGATAATCAATTATTAGCTATAGATGCTAGAGAATTAAGAAATTATATTGCAGATGTACAACCAGATATAGATTTAACATTTGACTACGAGGATAAAAATGGGGACTTCGTAAAAGTAGCAATTCCTGTTGGTATCAACTTTTTTTGGCCTGACACCGAGCTATAGAAATCTCGTATTTACCCAAATACATGACCTAGTGTTCCATGGCGGTGGTGGATTTAAACACTCAGAAGTATACAACATGCCTATTTGGATGAGAAAATATCATATTCAAAAAATAAATGAATATAATAAGGAACAAAATGAAAAAGCAGAAAAAATTAGGGGAAATAATTCTAACAGTTCTAAACCCGTTAGAGGCCCTAATATAAATCCTTCTTCAACATATAATTTTTAAAGTAAAGGTATCTATGATACCTTTCTTTTTTTTATATTTATCATAGGACATTAATACATTATGGCTACTAACGACGAATTAAATAAAGGAAAAAAGCTCTTAAGTGATCAGGCACAACTAGCAGGTGTTTTAGATAATGCTTTTAAATCTATAGCAGCTAATATTTCTGTAGCCTTTGAAGATGTTATGGATACTTTAGAAGGTGTTGATAGAGTAAATCAAAAAATAGCTAAATCCTATGAAAGAGACATATTAGGTGCTATAAAAAAAATATCTAAGGGTTTAGAAGGTAATATTGAACTTCAACTTAAAATTAATAGGGGTCAAAATGTTCAAAAAGAAATCCAACAAAAAAGAAATAATTTAGAAGTTAAAGAAAAATTTCTTACACAACAAATACTTAACAATACTTTATTATCCGAAAAAGCTCAAAATAAATTAACAAAACAGGTTCAAGAAACCATAGGTGAAGAAATTAGAGTACTTCAGGAGCTTGAAGATCAAAATAATCAAAGACAACTATCAAAAGGGTTTTTAGAAGATATATCAGAAAGTCTTGGAGAACAATTAGATAAATTAGATAAATCAGGATTTTTATCTAGTCTTATAAAAGGAGATTTTGAATCAATAGCGGGATCCGCAAAATTGGGCCAGACAGCATTAGCAGCAGTAGCAAAAGCGGTTTTAGAGGCTAATAAATCAGTAACTGGTATATCAAAAGATTTAGGAATAAGTGCCGTTCAAGCAACTGCATTAAGATTAGAACTATCTGGAGCTGCATTTTCTGCTAATGATTTAAGGGTAACAACTGAAACTATATTAAAAGCAAATAGAGCTTTAAATAATGAATTTCAAACCGCAGCTATATTTAATAAAGAAATATTAATAGGTGCTACTAGTATATTAGATGCTCAAGTAATGTCAGCTGAAGCTACATCACAATTAGCTGGAGATGCTGCTAGATTAGGAATGAGTTTTGATGAAGCTGCAAAAACACAAGAAAATGCAGTAAATGCTATAAATGCTCAAACAGGAGCCCAAATAAGCTTACAAACTGTTTTAGAAGATTCTAATAAAGTAACAGGTCAAATTAGAGCTCAATTAGGAGCTAATCCAGAAGCAATAGCAAGAGCAGTAACACAAGCTAAAGCTTTAGGTTTTGAATTAGAACAAGTAGCATCGGCTGGAAAACAATTATTAGATTTTGAATCTTCCATATCAGCAGAATTAGAAGCAGAATTACTTACAGGAAAACAATTAAATTTAGAAAGAGCAAGACTAGCAGCTTTAACAGGTGATTTAGAAACACTTACATCTGAAATATCAGCTAATGTAGGTGATTTTAATGATTTTTCAAAATTAAATGTATTACAACAGGAGGCCATAGCAAATGCTGTGGGGATGACGGCTGATGATTTAGCTGATTCTTTAGTAACGGAAGAAAATAGGGCACAATTATTAAAAGATGCTATAGCTACTAATAATACACAAGCAATACAAGATTTAAAAAGATTAGACATACAAGAAAAATTTGAAAAATCATTAATGCAAGTAAAAGGAATATTTATAGATTTAGCAACTATACTATCTCCAGTAGCTGATTTAGTAGGTTTAATAGCTGAAGGATTTAATACTACTATAGGTAAAGTAGGTTTATTAGTAGGAGCACTAGCACTTGCTAGAAAATATCAATTAGTAAGTGCTGTAGGAGCAATATTTCAGGGAAATGCAAAATTCGGCCCTCTTGGAATAGCAGCCTCTGTAGCAGGTGTAGCAGCTTTATTAGGGGCAGTAAGTAGAGTTACTAAAGCAGATGATATGGCTTATGGTAATAATATGCTTGTAACTAAAAATAAAGGAGCTATAATGTTAAATAATAATGATAGTGTTATAGCAGGAACTAACCTGGGAGGAGGTATTAATTATGATAAAATGGCTCAAGCAATGTCTAAAGCCCAGGTTAACGTAACAACTAAATATAATTCATTTAGAGCGTATAGTACAACATCTAATGGTGGAAGGTATCAAAGCTCTGCAAGATATGAAACTAAGTTTGTTTAATTAATATGTATAATAAAAATAAATAATTATGAGTTTAAAAGATAAAGCATCACTTTATGATAGAAATAATAAGGGAACACTAGGCCCTAATGTAGGAACTAGCATACCTGGAGATGGTAATTATTTTACAGATAAAGGACTTAATGTTTCTCCTTTTGATGCAACTCCAGATAGAATTGGTTCTCCTGGAGGTCAAATGGTAGATTTATTAACTAAAAATGTAACAAGTAATAATCACCCATATACTCCACATAATGGATCCCTAACATATCTGTCGGCACCAAATAAATCACCATTTCAGGATTTAAATGGTTTAGCAGGAAAGAGACCTCAACCTGATTTAGGACAATTTGGGGGACCTTACAAAACAACAGGACCAGCAGACGGACGTTATTAAAATTAAATTTTAATGGCATTAAGAGATTTAAGATCTAATTTAGCAAAAGGAGAATTAGCTACTTTAGCAGCAGCTGATTTAACCTTTGGAAAGGGTACTGCTTATGACAGACCCAATCAAAGATTTAGTAATGAACCCTTTATTAAAGAAGGATTAGACTTTACTCTTAGTGATTCCGTAATTAATTCAGTTACTGATGGATTTCAAAGAGGGGGAATTGTTTATAGCACTGAAAGAAGAATAGAAGATAGTAGAAGAATAGGTAGATTTTTAATTACTAGTAAAGGTTTAACTTTTTTAGCTAAACAAGTTGGTTTACAAAAATCAAATCCAAGAATTAGTGAACCCATTAAAAGTAGATCTGATGCAAATCAAAGAACATATACTGCCTTAGGTATAAACACAATAACTCAAATAGGACTACAGGGTACTGGTACACATTTAAAAAGAGAAGGTTTTAACCCCTTTAATAATACGGGATATATTGATGATAAAAGTTTTTCAGCTGATTATAAAGAAAATGATAATACAAATAAATTATTATATCTTTATGATAATCACATAAATTTTGGTTCATCTAATCAAGAAAAAGAACCAAAAACTGGGTTTGGTAAATTTATTAAAAAAGTAGTAAAGGTTTTTAAAGGACCAGGTGAAGAATTATATTCTTATAATGGTGGTCCAGGTTCAACTTATGGGATAGGTAGAACTAAAATTCAAAAATATACTAACACAGGCGGATTCCAATTACTAACAGGAGTATTTGGTGGTCCAAAACCACTTACATTAGAAGAATCCACTTCGGATGAAAATGCTGCAAATGCTATATCTAAAATACAAGCTTATAGTGAAAAAAATCCTGTACCTAAAAAATTTAGCCCAAATGATATAGTATTTAATAGACCCCCAGCAAAAGATTTAGAAGATTTAAATGCCCAAGATAAAAACCTTGATGATAATGGAGGAAATTATGAATATAATAATATATTTAATGAACATGTAA